CTTAGAGTCTGGGGAAATTTCTAAAGAATTTAACAGTCACAGAACAAAATTAGGCTGGGCAGAAACTTGGCAATCTTTAACAATGGATAAATAATATGTGGTCCTGGATACTTGCAATAATTGGTGTTATTGGAATCTATTTTGTTGGTAAAAAAACAATATGGGGATGGCTTGTTCTTTGCCTTAATGAATGCTTGTGGGTAGTTTATGCCGTAACTACCAAACAATATGGATTTATTTTAGCAGCCATTGCCTATGGGTTTATATACGTTAAATCATTTATTCAATGGCAAAAGGAGGAAGTATGATTATTCAAATAATTGGACTGCCAGGTTCTGGTAAAACCATTCTTGCAAAAGAATTAAAAGAACGCATTAATGCTATTCACCTTAATGCAGATGAAGTTCGTGCAACAGTTAACTCAGATTTAGGGTTTAGCCCTGAAGATAGAATTGAACAAGCAAGACGTATGGGGGATATGGCAAGACTTATTGCTAAGCAAGATGTTGCTCCAGTAATAGTTGACTTTGTATGTCCAACTAATTTAACCCGTGCAGTTTTTGGTAAGCCAGATATTTTAATTTGGGTAGACAGAATTGAATCTGGAAGGTTTGAAGATACAAACAAGATGTGGGAAGATCCAGAGTCATGCGATGTCAGAATTTCTTGCGGGATGACTGTAAAGGAGGAAGCTGATCTTATTATTGCTGCTTGCCAGTTACATGACTGGTCCGCACCAACTACACTTATGCTTGGTCGCTATCAACCATGGCATGAAGGACATCATGCTTTATATTTAGAGGCGGGAATGCGAACAAATCAGGTATTGCTTGGAGTTCGTAATACATACAACACAAGTGAAAAAGATCCTTTAAAGTTTGATCAGGTAAAAGAATATATAGCCAAGGATGAATTCATGGATGGTGCATTAGTATTAAGACTACCTAACATTACTAACATTGTTTATGGACGTGATGTTGGGTATAAAATTGAACAAGTAGATTTGGGGGCAGACATTCATGCTATCTCTGCTACACAAAAGCGCAAGGAGATGGGTATATGAATGTAACTAAACAAAGATCAGCACTTAAGGCTATCACCTGGCGTGTCATTGGCACAGCAGATACATTTGCTATATCTTGGGTAATAACCAAAGAACCAGTAACAGCAGGTGCAATTGCAAGTTTTGAGGTAGTTACAAAAACAATCCTTTATTACTTTCATGAGCGAGGGTGGAACAGGGTTAGTTGGGGTAGAAAATAATGTATACAGATTCAATGCGTAAAGCTTTTCATTCAATAACCCCTCCAAAGGGATTCCAAGTCCAAGTTATTGATAGTGATCATTTTCTTGTAATTAAATTAAATGAACACTCATTTGCCAGAATGGTTCATGATGAAAAAATACAGGCACTGCAGTATGTGGTAAATGTTAAAAAAGCTTTAGAAATGAACGGAGCAATAGTGTTGGTTACACGGGAGGCAATAAAATAATGTTATTTTTAATTTACAACAACGTGCTAGATGGTATATACTTATAATATGGGATCTTTAATAAGTAATATTATTCTTGCAACATCCCTTACCTTGGCTGGGTCTTTTGCATTTGCTTATTTAATTTCATTGCTTAAAATAAATAAATTAAATAAATCACTTACAAGACTATTAATTTCTCATAAATCATTACAAGACTTTATTGACAATAATAATGTTCAATTTAAAAATGAGAATGATATTCACAAGGAAAATTTTATTAAATTTCTTTCTGATTCTAGGGACTGGGCATATCAATATATTGAAGATGTTCAAAAATCAATAGATGGTATTATAGAAAAAACAAAAGATACGGTAAGTTATCATAACGATTTTGGTTCATTAGAAATTGAACCATATGCAACACAAATAAGCATATTATCAGATGCAATAGAAGAATTAAAAACCCTATTACCAGAAAAAATAGATAAGGTGATTTAATAGTGAACTTTTATTACTTTAACACACACGTAGAAGATGTCGAAGAACTACATGCTAATCATTTTTATGGTGGTCTATTTATTTATGATGTTACAAAAGGTGAATCTTTTACAAAAATAGCTAGGGTTATTGATAGCGATAAAGAATTTAAATATTTAGTAGCAGCTCGTCCATATGTAATGTCTCCACAATTTTTATGTTTGTTATACAACTCTCTTAATGAAATGAGCCCAGGAAGAATACAAATAAATCTAGTATCTGGAAGTGGACTTACTCAACAGGCTATTAAACAAACTAGAAGAGAATATATAGATGGTGACAAAAAAGACTTTAGTGGAATCATGGGAGATGTAACAGATGTGTCTTCTAATATAGATAGATCAAACTATTTAATAGACTTCTTAGACATGCTTAATGGTCTTGATACTAAACTTCCAGATTTTTTTGTTTCAACAACAAATAGATATGTTTTTAATGCAGCGTCAAAACATAATAATAAAATGATTATTCCTTATGCTATGTATAAAAGTAAAGCTTTTGAGTTAGACAATAAAAAAATAATGGTATCAATAAGGCCAAAGCTTAGAGAAACAGAAGAAGAATTAGAGGCTTTGCCAAAACCAGATGGAATATGGAATAAGTATCTTGAACAAGATGATCGTAAAGAATATGATTACTTTACCTACAAAGAATTTGCTGAAGTGATAGATAAACTAAAGAATGAAAATATTGAAAATATTCTTTTAACTGCTGGAGGAATCGAACAAATATACAATCCACCAATTGAAGAAAGAATAAATATAATAAGTTTTGTAAAACAATACAAAGAAGGAATATTTAAGGGGTAAAAATGAAAGATATTGTGCTATCAACAATAACAGGTTTTGGATGTGGCGTCGTGTTTGCTGCATTCAAATTGCCAGTTCCAGCACCACCAGTTTTTGCGGGAGTCGCAGGAATTATTGGTTTATGGATTGGTTTTACAATACTAACACGAGTTATATCCTAGGAGGAATAATATGAATACAGAACAACTAAAAGGAATGCTAGCTTCGTATGGTCGATCAGTTCTTGCATCAGGTCTAGCACTATACATGGCTGGAGTAACAGATCCAAAGGATTTGTGGACAGCTCTAGTAGCTGCAATCGCTCCAGTAGCATTAAGAGCAATTAATCCAAATGATAAGGCTTTTGGTGTCTTGCCAGACGCTAAGGCCGTAGATGAGGCTCTGAAGGCTGCTAAGGCACCTGCAAAGAAGAAGGCAACAACAACAAAGAAGAAGTAATATCTTCTATTAGAGGGCCAGTCTAGAAATGGGCTGGCCTTTTTATTTATTTATAATATCTAAATATTTGTTTTTTAAACTATCAACAGAAAAATTATTTATACCAATATTGTATGCGAATTCTTTGATTTCATTTTTTTCATTAGTTTTAATATATTTATCAATAATTCTAGCAAGACTATCTGACTTTGCATCATAAACATTAACCATTGATTTTGTTCTAAAACTATCAATCTGTCCCGATTCAGCTAACCATTGCGATGGTAGAATTGCATTATTGGGTGATATGTTAGTCATAAAAACTGGCAGGGCACTCATAAGAGCTTCGTTCATAGGCAAACAAAGACCAGCATAGCGTCTAGGTAAAACCATAGCATCAAACCCACTATACATATCTTGTCTATTATCGGGATTTCCTATTTCAATTTTTACCCTTGAATCATTACAGATAAGATTTAAAGGTGTCTGTGATTTTATAACTAATTCGTAATCTTCTTTAGAATATTTAATCATTTTAAGAATACTTTCAGTTCCGTTCCTATCCTTTGCAGCTTTCTTACCAGCAATATGTAGTATACGCCTATGATCTTTGGATAGATTTATTTCTTTTGCTTGATTAAATAAAGCATGATCTGTTGGTGGTGGTAGATGCATTACTTGTGTTTTGTTTCCAAATTTTTGCACGATTACATCTAAGTTCCATATACTAGGAGCAAGCAATACATCTGGCAAAGTCCATTCTGGGTGTGCTAAATGACCGAATAGTTCGTAGTTATACTGAAGTATAGTTTTAATCCCTTTTTGTTTAGCAAGATCAACCAACTCTAAATGATAAAAGGTTTCACAACTAATAACAACATCGATGTTTTCTAAAAATGCTAACACTTCGTTGGTTCTAGGCATACCCTTTTTAGTTTCAATAACATTATAATCTTTATACCATTCAGGATGTTGCTTATTATTATTAAAAAACTGGGAATTTATTAAAAGAATCTTATCAGGATTAAGCATCTTAACAAGTTCCATAGTCTGATTACCTAAACCAGTATTGTCAGATCTTGCTATAATTCCTAATCTCATTCTTTATATCCCCATATTTTATCATCTGTAGTAAATTTTTGAGTTCCTTCACGACCATCTAAATGGTATGATCTTTTTATATTCCCTTCTGGATGATAGATCCAAAGCTTGTGATAACTCCAACCTTCTTCACTAAAGGTATCATAAGGCAAACAATCATCTTGAATTTTACCGTGAAATCTATCTTCAATAAAGGTTCTTTCATCAGAAAAAGGTAAAACAACATCTTTGTAATATCTTACAGTGCTTAAGTGAGGCCTCTGACTCCATTGTGCAGTTTTCATAAAGCAATCTTCTAAACCAAACATTAAATGTTTATGTGGTTCTGGAATCTGTGCTTCAAAATGAAAACGAATAGTATTAGCTTTTTTATTTTCTAACATGTCTAAACATTTTTGCCAATCAATTTCACAATCAGTGGTTAATGGAGCATCACCTTCAACATAAAGCATTGCTGCAGTGTCAATAAATTTAATAGTTTTTTTCATCATTGTAGTCTGATGACTATGCTCATTAAAAATTATTGGTAAAACATTTTTCCATTCGTGAAGACATTTCCATAATACTCTATTCTTATACTCATCATAATCTAATTTACGTGACATCCTTTCTTCACGCAATCCATCTATCTGTAAAATAATTTCGTTATCTGGAAAATGCAATCTTATGGCAGCAATTGTTTCATCAATAATAGATGTGCTGGGATGACTTGGTAAAACAGAGGTTGCTATTACAATAGTTACATCTCTTTTATGCATTAATTTGCCTCATAATTTTAATACCAAGATCTCTTTTATATTTAATCCACCAACAAACAGCATCGTGCATATTTTGAGGATAGCTATTTAATAATTCAGGAATTACAGTTCTTAATGAGTGCCAATTCTTTATTGATTTTATTGGTGTTTCACCTTCAAAAACAAAGTCATAATACTTAATAACATTTCCTTGTGGATCAACAGCATCCACTATTGGTAAAGACAACATTTCTAAAGCTTCATAAAACCTAAAAGATTCTATTACAACTGCACCAGAAGGTGATGGGGCTATCTTTGCGCTTGCAAGGTTGGCGTAATAGTCTTTTGGATGATCACCTTGGGCAAAGCCTTTTGTAGGCTTAAAAAGGGCATTAGAAAGGGTTTTCATAGCATCAGATAGCTGCTGTCGTCTTGAATGTGTTATCTGTCCACCAAAATATATATCATATTTTTTTTCAGTATATTCTGGGACAGAGTTTTTTAAGTGTTGTGGAGTTCCTAATGGCAATTTGTTATATTTTTTATGTTTCTTATGAGGAGTCTGTATCCATATTTCTATGTTAGGATGATTAATCTTACTTAAATCAAACCTAACTTCTTCATCTCCTGTAAAAAATAAAACTACTCTGCCTATTTTTTGTAACTCTTTATTAACATCTTCCTCATGACCAAGATTTTGTGGTCCAGGAACAACAACAAATGCACGATCAGCATCTGGTAATGAGTTTACTTTTATCTGTTCAATACTATACTTATCAAATATTTCTTTTAATAAACCATAATCCCATTTGTCGGAAGCACAGTCTTTTTCATCAAAAGAATATAGATATGCCCTTATCATTTATTATTTCTTTTCAAAATACCAATGTGCTTCATGGTTTTTTGCCAAAAACTCTCCGACATAGCCAAACGATTCTAAATAAGATATTGTATCTTCAGGAGTTGTATTATAATCACGCATACCTAAATCATCATGAATAGATACAAATATTTTTAAGTTGTTGTTTCGTAATGTATTTTCTGCACCTTTAAATACTAAAAGCTCTGCACCTTCTACATCAATATTTAAAACATTCGGAACAATTCCAACTTCAGAAACATAATCATCTAATTTAATCATTGGTATATTTTCTGTGTTATCATGAATATATATATACTTATTCCTATCAATTATCGGCCCAAGATATTTGTCTCCCCAGGCATTCAGGGTGTTGCCCTTACGAGTATCTGTTGTTTCATTACTAATAAGTCCAGCATAGCAGGCTAAAGGATCTACTGAATAATTTTTATACCATAATGCATGAATATTTGCCCAAAACTCAGGAGTTGGCTCAATTAATACCATGTTTTCTGGGCCAACAATATTGGCGTAGGCTAAGTTACACCATCCAGATTCTGTTCCAATATCAAAAAATATATCACCCTTTTTTAAATGTTTTTGCATACTATAGACTCTTTCACTTTCCCAATAGTCCCACACATCCCAATTTGCTAATGGCTCATTAAGTTTTAGTCTATAGTCATAGTTTTTTGTTTGTCCTTGACGTAAATATGGAACTGTTTTCCATTTAATATCTGACCTTTCAATAAAAATCATAGTCCTAGCTCCTTTATAATTGATGCCCAACGATGGACATATGTGTGTTCGTTTTTAGTTCTTTGGTGCCCTGCAAGTCTTATAGTTTCTCTTGATATATTATGCACTAGGTAGTTATCTATCTTATTCTTTAAGTCTTCTAAGTTTCCATGCTCATAAAATATAATCTCTTGCTCATCTTTAAAATATTCTTCAAGTCCTTTAATCCGAGGGTAGATAGTAAAACCACCACGACCAGTGCTTTCAAACAGTCTATCACTAGTGTAGTAAGGATAGTTAAAATTAATGTTTAAACTATCACCTATGGCTATCTTACTTTTTGCATAGATACGGTTCAAAGCATTGCCACGAACTGTCCCAGTATCGCCATCTCCACCAACATGTAAAAATCTTTTACCGTATGTCTTTCTTAAAAAATCTATTAGCTCTGGGCGATATTTATGTTCTGGATGATAGCCTTTGCTGCCAACAAATATAATATCATTTTCAAAATTATTTGAATCGTAGTCTTCATGAATATAACATTCTTGATCATAAACTCCAGCAGGCAAGAAATGTCCCACAACCTCTGTATTTTTATTAAACCAATCACACATTAGTTTATCTGTGGCAAAAAAGTGACCTATGTTTGTATAAAAGTCATCATTCTTTAAATCTTTTTCACGCTCAATGCCAAACCACAAATCTAAATGATATGTCATGGTAGGTATGCCAGCAGACTTTAATTCTTTTAATACATCCGTCATAGATCTAGATCCTGGGGTTTGCCATCTGTGTGTGTGAACCCATATAAATAGGTCAGACTTTAATGCTGCATTTAATATTTCAGAACTACCAGCTTTTTTTTCCTGCATTTTTTGAACGGTATGTCCAAGAGACTCTAAAGACTTAACATGATGATTTTCACTACTATAAAATACTTCAAAGTTACCAAGAAAAACTATATTAGCCAATGATTCCACCCGTTCTGTGTTGATATAAGTATACCAGATTCTGCTATAATTATGTAAAAGGTGTGGTGGTCATGGATTTTGTTTATATATGTAAACCTGGGGACAATGAAGAGTTAAGATACTCTATCAGGTCTGTTCTATATAGTTTCCCAGATGCAAATATTTGGTTAGTTGGCGGTAAGCCTAAATGGTATTCTGGTAACTACATATCCGTAGAACAAAACCATCATAAGTATGCTAATGCTATTAATAATCTACATGCCATATGTGATTCAAGTGAGATATCAGAAGAGTTTGTTTTGATGAATGACGACTTTTTTATTATAAAAAAAATAGATAAGATTGATCAATTCTATAATGGACTACTGTCTACTAAAATAGATAAGTATACAAAAATAACTGGTTCATCTATGTATATTAAAAAATTAATGTTGACCAGAACTAGGTTAATTGATTATGGGATATCGAATCCACTTGATTATGAACTACATGTTCCTATGGTTATGGAAAAAGAAAAGCTAAAACGTATCATATTAAAGTATCCAAGCTGTCTATGGAGATCAATGTATGGAAATATTTATGATGTTGGTGGCAGTCAGATGGAAGATGTAAAAATTTATACAAATAAAAGGCATTCAGCCAGATCAAATGAAATAACAGAGCACTCAACATTTCTTTCCACTGAAGATCAAGCTTTTGGTTTGGCACTCAATAAGGTGTTATTTAAGATGTTTAAAGATCCTACAATATATGAGTGCAGCAGGTAGGACTTGAACCTACGACGACCGAATTATGAGTTCGGGGCTCTAACCAACTGAGCTACTACTGCCAGATAAATAGTTTATTGCTCTTTGTAATCTATCTAAGCTATCTTGAAATACACCAATACCACGATTACAGTTATGGCATAGATGACCTCTAAATGTATTTGTAATATGATCATGATCAACTACCCAAACACTTGCTTTACCGCCAGTTCCAAGTAATTCTTTTTCATCTTTAAGACAAATTGGACAAACATATCCATCTTCTGGATATCCATAAAGATTTCGTAATACAGTTCTTTCTTTTGCAAGTTTTGTTGCACACTTACGGCACTCTGGTCTTAAATATTTACCCCCAGAGGAAGGAGAAAAATCTGAATCCCCTAGGTTTGCTTTACATTTACTACAAACTTTCAATTTACTTATTTTGATCTACCTTGTATGTCATAAAAAAATAACATGCAACATATCCTGCGATAAAAGCAGGGATTGTAAATAATATACTTACCATTAGTAGCCTCCTAACTTATAGTTTTTCGTTTTGTCCTCTAGCAATAGCAGCTGAAACTGCAAAAGCTTTTTGAGTTTTTCTAGATTTACCTGCACTGGTTTGTTTCCAAAGACCATTAGTA